TGAAAGGAATTTTTAAATCATTCAAACCCTGTACTTTTTTCGAGTCTGAAAGTAGCTGCGCGATTTGCATAAGGTAATGATCTGTGCGGTTGGGATTGTTCCACTCCTCATTAAGCCAAACCATCCACGTAAGATATTCGCGGTGGGAAGTCTCTGCGATACAACGGCGCAATGGCATATGAAGATGGCTTGCCAATCTTAACCACCCATCGTATCGCTCTGCTCGTTTTTTACCGTTTCACTTTCTCCAGATTCATCAAGATCACTAATAGCTTTAATCTTGTTGAATAGAGCTTTTTGAATTCGACTCGGCCAACTTTTAATTGTAGAAAGAGGGACGGTTTGACCGTCCCCGTTAAACAAACAAAGAGAGACAAGCATCGGTTCTACCTCTGCAAATCCTTTGTATGCTGTTGGTTGTCCTTCGGCACTAGGTCGAATTGCCTCCATGATCCGGTTACGATATTGGATAGCAGCATTTCCATCAGCTTCCTTAAGGGTGTAGGTTTTAACTTCTCCACCCCCCTCAATAGAAACTAATATTTCCTGTCTTTCTAAACTAAACTTCAATTCTTCAGACATTGGTGACCTCTAATAATTTTACGTTCCAGTGACTTCAGTTAATACAGGACTAGCTTCAACATTATTTGCTGAATCGTAATTTGTAGGTTGGATAGTGAAGTTAGCACGGACTTCTCCACCATCAGACATTTCTTGCGGTTCAAACACTCTGAGATATCCAAAGAAATCTAACGTGCTTCCATCAGGGAAGTGAACCGTAATTGAATCATTAAAGTTGATAAGACCTTGAACTTCATCGTAAAGATCAGGATCATACCCCCCTGTTCCAGACATCTCTGTAAGAGTAAACAATCCACGAGAACCAAACGTTCTCCATGTAGTATTGTGCATAGTAGTTAGTGGGATCGTATCACCACCATCAATACCGGGAGGAGTAACAGTCACTTCCCAAAAACTTACGTCAGCATCACGCGCGAAAGCAATCTTAGTTGAATACCCATCATCCATCATGATGCCAAGTGGAGTAGATCGGGCAGTTGTTGCGGGTGCGGCCATCGTTTATCTCCTTGTTGCTGATTATGTAGTTTCTCGTAATGCGCAGATTGCATTAATCGTGAAAAGGTTTCGTCTACTTGTTGGTCGTTCCTTACCTATTGAAAATACATCATTCCTACTGATGGATTGAATTGTATATGTACTACTATCGAATACCACAGTGTTTAAAAAAACATCAACATCTAAACTCCGTGCAATTGCTCTTGATTTAGTGTATCCACTTTTTGGATTTGCGTCTCGAATTCGTATTAAAATTCCATGATGCTCGTTAGTTTCTCCATCTGTCATCCGTCTTCCGTGTATCACACTAGTTGTGTTGTAAACTGTAATTACACTATCTGGGGTTCCTGGTTCCAAGTCGCTATAAATAGGCCAACTTCCACTAACTGAAGGAGTTGTTCCTAATCCCAAATTAATAAGCAGATTCCTAACAATATCCGCTGGACTATGTGTTAATGCTCCACTCATTATTTTTCTTCTCTAGTAAAGGCACTTCCCTTCAAATTCCCTGTGTCCACTGGCACAATCTTCTGACTTTCTCGTTGTAATCGAAGTCCAGCAAGTATTAACGCTTTATTGAGTTTGACCCCCCGTTTCCAAGCTGTCTTCACGATGTTGGCAAGTGTCGTTCTCAATTCTCTAGCAGGGTGTTCCAGATACTTCCACTGTCCGATTGTATGTTTTGCGTCTTTGATTTCATGAACGTATACAGCATAATTTGCAGTGTAGCCCACAATGACGCTTACTTTTCCGCTCGAAGGTGTTTGATCGGCAAGTTTTGCTAGTGCTTGGGTTACGTTTCTAAGACCTTCGATTTTGGGCATACTTATTCCCGTCCTCGTAGCTCAAATAACGTATCATTATCGGTTGTTGGTTTGGTTGGCTTCACGGGTGTTATTTGTGCTGGTGTCCCGTTTAAGGCATCTAGCAGGGACGGTAAAGCCAATGCGCCGCCAATGGGTAAACCTAACCCCGTTGCTGCGATACCTGCTACAGCGATCTTAGAGAGGATGGATGAGCCTATGGTTGGTTGGGCAGTTTGCGCAGGGTGTGGGTAATGATGGTGGGTGGAAGTGGAATCCCCGATGTGCGTGCCCAAGTCATCGTTCCCCGAATCTTCAGGTTCTTCCGTCTCTTGTCCCAACGTTCCATCCTGCTGCTTACGTGCAAGTCTATGCACGATTCCGTTCTGCTTGTTCAGCTTAGTAACCATTGCTGCCCGTTCCCACACTTTAATCCCCCACCACTGCCTTGCTCTCTCCTGCTTCCAATCGGATTGCTGCGGATTGACTGGAGATATATTCTCCGATTCGGTTTTCTCGGTGGGCTTTGTCAAGTTTGGCACTGTCTGCGACAAATTCATCGAGTCCGTCATTCAACCAGTCCCATTCATTCATAGTCTTTTATTATGCTGGGCTAGGACCACCGGGGGTAACTTTTGCTGCCACTTCACGCGCACCAATTGCTTCATCAAGTGTTACCATTCTCTTATTTTCCATGTAATCATAATCTTGTGCCTTGCTGATCGTCACAAAATTTTCATGTGCTTGATTACCAGTTTGAATTAATCGCGCTCCTAGCTGACTTAACACATTTTCATCGATAGCCATTGGCATTTTTTCTTCCTCTTCTGCAATTGGTACATCAGACAATCCGTCCTGTTCTGTGGGCATACGCTGCTCACTTCTTTTTAATAATTCTGATCACCATCGGTTCGTTAGGTTTGTATGTATCTCGATCAATTCTTTTACCGTTATAAATATCAATTGTGTTAGCATACAGTTGAATTCGATTAGAAGGGAACGTTCTCCTGAGAACTACATTCCCATCCAAATCAACCCATTCAATATCTACCGTTTGATTTTTAAGCCCTTCAATCCTATTTTCTAATTTCACTATCTGTTTCAACAATTGCTTGTTTGCTGATTCCAGATTTTCAGGATTGAAGGAATTTTTATTTTCAAGATTTTTAATACGGTTCAAAATGTTGGTGTGATCGTAAGAAATTGCCGGTTCTTCTATTGGAGGTTCCGGCGCATCGATGATGCTAGGAAAATCACCACAGATAGGAAGCTTTCCAACTTTAGCTAGGATAAACTTTTTTAGCTTGAAAACTGGGGTATAGTGTGTCTCGTTTGGTACAGCACCCCACAGAATACCAATTACTTCTTTATGCGTATTATAAATTGCCGTTCCTGAATCACCCTGGATAGGGGACTGCCCTTGTAGTTTGGTACTAGAAACAACTTTTGCACTGATTCTGTTTCCATTCCGTTTTACAAATGTAGCTGTTTGTCCTAGTGTTGGTGCATCTGCTAGAGAAGCACATTTCAAGTTTCCAGTGTGTCTAACCTTGAGTAAGGCTAAATCACCGTGATTCCCTTTTGTGTTTGTTCTAGCTATGAATCTTCCGTCTGTCCACTTTCCTTTGCAGAGAACTTTAATTGTTCCAGATTCACCGAAGTTGTGACTGCAAGTGGCAAACAACCATTCATTTTTTGAGAGTCTACCTAAGCAAACAGACATTCCTAAGTATTGGAACTTTTGTTTATCTCGAATTCGTACACGTTTACACCCGTAAAGAGTACAGGTTGTTCTCCAGCGATACACATCTTTTATCTCTGTGATTGTTATTTGTGCGCTTTGCCCTAGTGCTTGCGATGTAAATAGAAAAAGAATTGTGAGAATTTGAAGTTTATGTTTCATTGCCCTAACCCTAAATAGATGCCGGTGTTTCCAGACTATATTTTTGAAGACTGACCAGTCTTCTAACCTCTTCACCTTTAATATCTGGGATCTCTGAGTAGTCTACTACTTCACGCCAATCAATTGACCCTGATACCGGTAGACATTCCAATTCTCCTAGCCACATCACACTTCCAACTTTTACCTCTCTGTCTACAATTGCTTTAGAATCTAATGCGACTGTGTTACCTAACACATCAATTGTTGTACTTCGTCCTTGCTTCCATCTAACATTAATTTCAGTTGCAATCCCTATTTTCTTTTCTCCGTAATCATCATAGCTAGAACCGTCCCAAGCTCTAAGGACCGCTTTTTGGTTTAGTTCGTCCGTTTCTAAAGGCATCAAACCACACTATCAAAAGTAGAAGCATTGCAAATAAAATAGTCTTCATCTTCCAGAGATATCTTGGAGAACTTGCGTTGTGTTGGTCATA